TGGCATGTGTAGTTATCTCTGAATAGAACCTCAGCTCTTATCTTGCGCCATGCTGTTGTGCTGCCTGTGCTCTTTAACATGCTCATCAGTAATAGTTCCTTTTCATGTGATGTCTCCATGCATTGCACATTGAACCATAACGAATTGTTATATATTTGATAGTTGCATCAATCTGCCTGTATCCATCAAGGTCACGATAATGCGTTGAGCGCATCTGTCCTAGGCCATAATGTGAGCCATTGCGAGCGCTTACATTCCAATGTGATTCCTTTGTGATTATCTTATTGAAACATTGGAATTGTTTGTAATTTACTAATCTTGAATGTGCATAGAGCTTATACATGTCAGTTGTAGAGATCTCTTTAGCAATCGCTGTCTGTGGCATCAACGCCGCAAGACATAGCCCTCCCAATAGCACCACACGCCCCCGCGAGCTACCAGCCTCCGGCGCTCGCTGGGAGCGGATGGAGCGTACCGGCTGTGTCAAGCGCCTGGCAAATACATTTGTAAAAGTGCTGGTCAGAGCCTTATTGTTGGCGTGTCGCACTAGGCTTACCTCCGCAAATCTCAATCCAGCATGCGCGGCAATAAGTCACCACACCTGTGCGTTCATAGTGAATCGTCACTGAGTCATAAGTCCCTGATTCACAAAATGTACATTCCACCATCTCATCATGTGGCTCAGGTACAGCCCAATTTGTCATTTGGATCCTCCCCAACCTGTGCCTTTGAAATGGATTGCTGGCGCTGTAAAGTCGCGCTGCATAGGGATGTGGCAACACATTGGAGCAATCGCATCCTCAGTGATTTTGATGTTGATTTCTGCCTGTGCATTGCACATTTGGCATTTGTAGCTATAGATCGGCATTGTAGGCTGTCTCCTTATCTAATACAGCAATTCCCATGACCCCGCAGGATTGGCATTGCAGACACACGACATATTCAGGTAAATCCCACTCACTTTCAACAATGAGCTGATTAGTTAGGCGCTTTTCAGGCCTGCATTGGTACTTAATAACCTGTGCCATAGATGCTCCTTGAAAAGTCTGCCATTGGGTGCAGATCGTGTTGGCTAATCCACCATGAGCCATCAGAGCGCTGTTGTTTGTTGCGCTTTGCCATCACAATTGGAATCCATCCGCACACTTTGAGTTTTGGCATGGATCCTGTGACCAAAATGGCAATGTCCTCTTTGCGGTCAAGCTCTGTGAGGATAAGTGAGCCGTCTAGCCATTTAGTCCACTTCACTTCAATGTTGTGGCCAACATCTGCCTTTTCTTTGTAATTTATATTAACAAGGTCAATTGGCTGCCTGAAATACTTAGACACAGCCACCTCAGCTGCAATGGCCTCAGATTGTTGCACTACAAATTGAGCAAAATTTAGCTGTTCTCTGTCATGTTGGTAGTTGCGCTTAAATGTGCGTCCCTCCCATTGCGGTTTGTACCTGATGGCGCGTTGTAAGCCTGCCTCAGTGATTGCAATTTGTTCCTCATTTGTCAGCTGCACAATCATGGCAGCCTCTTTTCAATACTCTCTAAAGCCATTGCAATCCTTAACAACAATTGATTTGTGTTTAGAAATTCACAATCATGTTTTTCTATAAAACGGCCTGATGTATCACACCAATCAAAACCGCCGCATCTGTCACATACAATTCTCATTTTCATTTGGCTGCTCTTTTCTTTAGCTCTTTGCAATCCACACAAAGCTGAATCAAATCAAGGCCATCAGCGCTAGTGATTTCTGATCCAAACACTGGCTGAACCTTCTCGCAGCAATCGCAAAAAAAAGATTTATCCTCCCAAACAATCTCGCCGCCACTGAGCTTTGTAACCGAGCCATCAGGCCGGAAAATCTCCACATATCCCATTTATGGCAACCTCCATTGTCCTGTTGTGGCGCTGCGAATCATCCAAATTGGATCACATTGCTTTGCCTTTGTCTTTTCTGAGCAAAAGAATCCACACCATTCCTTTGGCGCATCAGGCTTTGATTCACGCTTCAACATGTGACCATGTGCGCAGATTGGAGACTCACTAAGCACCTCAGCACCCAATTGCTCCTGTAATTGCTCCACAGCTGTGCCTACTGTTTCAGCTCCTGCGCTTTCAATTGCCCAGTAATTCACAGAATCAACAGGCTTTGGCGCTGGGCGCTCAACCTTTGCCATGTCCTGCTGAGTTGGTTTCAGCTCAGTTGGCAAAACTAGGCTGATGCAACGACCAATCGCGCTGGTAGTAGTATCCTCAATAAAAAAGCGCTTCATGTGCGTTGGATAAAAGGCCACATTGCCAAATGCGTAATCTACGCCAGCAGGCAGCTCTGAGATGTCATCTCTGAAACACTCAGCCTTAACGAGCACATGCCCCTTCTCAGCTGAAAAGTCCACAATTGATGTGACTATGCGACCCAATGGAAAAGCCTCCTGAAAGCGCTTCACCCTGCTCTGCACATCCTCATAATTCTTTAGATCAAATGCCATTTGTCATGCTCCCGATTCTTAGTTGTTGGCCATTGCGATTGTCTTTTGCGTATTGGATTTGTTCAGCTAGTGTCCACACAGTGCCATCATGCCAGCGAGATGCCTCATCTATGCATGGATAACAGAGCGAGCGGATCACCGGCTCTTTGCCGTAGTGAGTCTCACTGATTATGGTTGAGTAGGCCTGCCTGCGGCCTTTTGGATGTGGCACAGAGCGGCCATCATCACCCTTTACAAAGCCCCATTTGTCTTTGCAGGTGTCGCAATAGACCCCGCTTTTAGCCTTAATGATTGGCATGATTTACAGCCTTACCTCGGCGGTATCCAATGGCAATGCCCTCTTTGAGGCCATCCTGATGGCCGTATTGATACCCAATGTAAAGCGTGGCCAAAAAAGCCATGAACAAAATGATTTGAAAAATTGTCATCTGAGTTCTCCCGATTCAGTCAGCCTTGTGGCTGATGGATTAAGAGTGACCTATTGCCATGACAAATGCAACCCTATTTCGGCGTGTCATCCCCATTTTTTGGCTTATCTTTGAGCCCATTTGAGGCCAAAACAGAGCCCAATGCGCCGGTAAGGAAAACTGTGAGCGTGGTGAGGATGTCAATGAAAGCCTTATCATTTGGAGCCTGAGCGCCAATCGGCTGAGTTACAAAAATAAGCGCATAAAGCATGCCCATGACAGATCCTGCAAATACCAATGACAGGCACACGCCAATGAAAACAATCAGGCGCGCTTTGAGCTGCTCATTGCTTAGGCGTGTTTGATGGCGAGGTGTTCGCGCCAATGATGTCCTCCCCCAAAATGTCTTTTGTGCAGATGCCTTGAACCTTGCACTGAGGCTCATTGCACTCAGGCGCATCCCAATTTTCATACAGCTGGCAATCGTATCTAGTCCATCCCTGATACTGAGTGCAGCCGGTTAGCGCTATAAGACCCGTCAAAAGCGCCAACCAGCCAACCCATTTCAGAGTCACTTCCCCTTGACCCCAAAAGCTGCATCATTTGGATTTAACCAACGCAAAATCACAGGTGCAACAGCTGCGCCTCCGGCCATTGCCAAAGTCTTTGGATCTGTCTCTCCTGCCATGTAAAGTGCAAGAGCCGCAGCAAAGAATGAGCGCGCCCATGATGCTGCAATTGCTTTGAATTGCTCCATTATTTTTTGCCTTTCTTTTTGCCCTCGGCTGGGTGAGGCTCCACAATTGGAAACTCTCCCTTATATGGCACATATTTTGGAGATCCAAAGCCAACGACCTCAGCCCCAATTGTGCGCTCTTTGACCATCACCATGCCGCCATTGCGCTGAGAGCCGCTACCGGATGTATTGCCCTCAATGGTGATTACTTTGTTGCCCTTGATGCCTACAACCAAGCCAACATGACTGATGCGATCTACTGAATCATTTGGAAAATCCATAAAAGCAAGATCACCTAGCTTTGGCTCCTGTGACCAACGGCCAGAATCTTGAAATACCTGAGCGCCTTTTAGTGTGCTTACGACTGAATGAACGCGGACACCGGCCTCTTTGAGCACCCAATTACAAAATGAACCGCACCAAGGTTGCCCCTGTGCCTTCATTGCTTCACCATATTTGGTGATGTTGTCAGGTGTCTCTACATAGCCAATCTCAGCTTTTGCAATCTCAATTGCATGTGGCGCTGTGCCTGTTGGATAGCTCATTAGATCAACGCTGCCAATTCCTCAGCTGTCAAACCCAATTTTGTTAAAACAGCCGCTTTTGCAGCTTCTTTTGCTTCTTTAGCTGCAATGCGTTCAGCTGCATCAGTCTGAGCAATTTCTAAATCTGCCAATTCCTCAGCTGTCAATTCAACAATCGCTGTCTCATCAGTTTCTGCATCAATTATTAATCTTGTCATTTCTATGCTCCATATCCATAAACTGTGATTGTGCCTGTGATTGTGCCGCTAATTGGATAAATTGTGATTCCATCAAATGATGTTGTGGCGTTAAAATTTCCACCGCCGTTGTGATAATAACCGCCCCAAATTGCTTGATTTGTACCAATTGTGTAAGCGGATGCAAATGGATTTGCAAGATCAAGAGTGTGGAAATGACCAACGCTGCCTGTCACTGTATCCTGTAAATAAAAGTTTGAAACATTGTTTTGACCCACAACAGCTGTTGCGCCGCCGTTGCCTACCTGTGAATAAGTCCATCCCCAGTTGTAATTGGTTGTTGTGTTATCAGATCCACTAGCTCGCAATCTTGCATAAAGGCTGTTGGATGCTGATGAGGTAAAATTAATTAAAATTTTGTAATTTAGATATGTGGAGCTAAAACAGTTATTGATTGATACAGCGCTCTGAGTTGTAAAAGATGAGGATGTGATTTTTGACCATCCCGCACCTGCTGCTGCTGCCCATTTCATTCCTGTTGCAGCTGTTGAATCTGCTGTGAGAATTTGACCATCAGTGCCAATCGCTAAACGAGCAAATGCATCTGCCCCTGTGCCAGCGATTAAATCACCCTTTGCATCAATCGCTGTTGCCATTGAATTTGTCACAGTGACTGTGCCTGATGTGCCGCCACCGCTGATGCCTGTGCCAGCTGTTACGCCGGTGATATCTCCGGTGTTTTGGTCAATCCATGTGTAATCAAGATCAGTGCCTGATGCCTTTGAAAGGATTTGACCTGATGTGCCGCCTTTTAGATCCACAAAAGATGTGTCCACGCCTCCCAGCGCTGTGCGGATTGCAGCTGCACCATCCTTCACCAAATCGGTGTCAGATGGCACTGTCCATCCAAAGTTGGTTGTGGTTGTGCTCATGTTGCTCCTTTTCCTAGGCCACTATTGTGGCATTTATCCATTCTAAAGTGCTGCCAATTGTGTTCCATGTCTCTGCGCCGCTCACATCATTCCACTTCATTGATTGCAAGCTGAAAGCTGTTGGAGACACATTGAGAGTGAGGTTCAAATTGTTGTAGCTGGCGCGGAATGTCCAACCCTCAACAAATCCCTGAAAGCGGCCATTGACCATGTTTGATGGCAAATCCTGAATGTCCACAGGCAAGCCCATAAACACATTGAGCAAGGCATCACGATCTGAGTCATCAATCTCTGGGTTGCCCAATGGAAAAGTGATGCTCTGAAATATATCCTGCGGAAAGGCTCTAATGGCCAAATAAAAGTCAGCCTGTGATGTGGCATCAGCGGTGTTTTCAATTGATGTTTGAATGGCCTGAGCTTGTTGGCCATAAGTGCCAATTGATTCTGCATCACTAGCTGTGACCTCAGCATTGTTTTTGTATTGAATTGTTACCTTATTGCGGATATCTCCCAATCGGCGGATTGTCCGGATTCCCTGTGTGAGAGCATTATTTCCTGAAAGAGTCACATAGCCATTGGTTGAAAGATAAGAGCTGCGGTGTGTGCTGTCTGCATAGCCAATGCGGCCTGATGCATCCTCATACAGATAACCGAGGCCTGATGTGGCGAGCGCAGACACCAAAGAATAAACATCAGTGACATTGGCAGAGCGCGCTGTGAGCTCATAATTGCCTGGGCGATCAATATCACCTAGCCCTGAATTATTGGCATTTGCCCATGTTGTTGTGGGTGTGTAGTTATCCCATGAAAGCGCTGGTGCAACTTCATTCCATTGGTCATACAACAAAGTTGAAAGGATTGAGTAAATCTGATCTCCATCCTCATCTTTTGATAAAACACCCTCAGTCAGGCTTTTAGGCAGCTTTGAAAGAGCACCAAGAGCTGTAACACGCAAAACCTCATTGATGCCACCTGTGCCGGATGTTGTCACTGAAACCTCACGATCTGTGACAAAGCCGCCAAAGATGTTCACAAATGTGCCGGTTGAATCCTTCACCTTGATGGTCATTTGATTATTTACATCAATGACAATTGGAGATTGGTCAAGATTGATGATTTCAATGTTGGCATAACCGGCCACAGGCTGTGAGTAAATATCAGTGCGGCCTGAGACAATGCTCAAATTGGCCAAAGTTATGTTGCTGTAATCTGCGCCGCCGTCAATGGTCAATGACCATTCAGGTGTCCATTGGGTCATAGTAAGAGTGCCTCTGCTCCGAGAGCGCCGCGACCATAAGAGCGATTGAGCACATCAACGACTGTGCGAGCTACGCCCTCCGGATCTCCTGCAACGCCAATATTGATGACAGGTGCAATTGTGGTCATGGATGCAGCTTCACCTGCGCGGAATGAACCGGCATTGAAAGAACCTGTGACCACATTGGATGATGCCGCTGCTGCCTTTGCCCCTGATGTGGCAGCGCTTGAAACACCACCACCACCACCACCATTACCTGCTGATGATCCTGAGCCACCTAAATCAGGCAATGGAATTGATGAAACTGATGAGCTTGATGTTGTTGGGATGGATGGCACATTTGTAGATGGCATTGACAAATTAGGCTTTGAAATGAGGCCAATGTTACCCAAAAATGGGATTGCGTTGTAAGCCTTGATGAGAGCGTTGATGCCGTCAATTGCTCCATCAATGAGGCCAATGATTACCTTGATGACAGCTGCAATCACATTGATAACACCGCCGGCAATCTTGCCAACCATTGCCAAAGAATCGCCCAAAACCTTGCCCAGCACAGGTGCAACATATTCAGCAATTAAAACACCAAATTGTTTGAATGTTTCAATGTTGTCACCAATGGCTGCCTTGATGGTATTAAATGCAGACACCAAACCATTCCACACAGGTGTGAAGATGTTTTTGATTGTCGTTGTTACATAAGTGATGTAATAGGCCAACCCGCCTTTACCGCTAAAACCATCATTAAGCGCCTGAATTGCTGGCGTTGCAATTTGATTGATAAATGACATCACCTTTTCAAGCACAGGCAAAAGCGCATAGCCAATGGTTTCCTTTGCTTCATTAAAGGCTACCTGCATACGAGCAATACGGCCTGAGTAGGTGTCAGCATTTGCGGCTGCTGCTCCACCAAAGAGATCAGAGAGCCGAACCTGTACCTGCTCAAAGCTCATTGTTTTCAATTCAGCTGATGAAAGGCCAATGCCTAATTTGCCCAAAGCTGCTGTGTTGCCGTCATAAGCCTTGCCAAGAGCATTTGCCACAGTTTCCAATGGCTTACCTGTTGAGGCTGAAACATCAAGAGCTACTGAGAGCAATTCCTGAGCTTTTGTCAATGAGCCTGTACTCAAAGCAATGCGCTGTAAAGCTGGGCGTAAATCGTCATCAGTTACACCTGTGGCCAAAGATGTTTGGAGGATGTAATCCTCAGTGGCCTTGATTTGAGCCTCTGTGGCTCCTGTGGCGTTCTTTAGGGCTAAGGCCAGCTGTGTCTGTGCCTTCTCATCTTCAATAGCCGCTTTGACCCCATCAATGCCGATTTTGACAGCATAGGCCGCTGCTGCCGCTGCTGCCGCTGCGAGAGCTGCGCCAACGACCTTGCCGGCCTTGCCCATTCTATCGCCAAAAGAATCAGCATCATCACCGGCCTGTTTCAGGCTTTTGTTGAGATTATCTACATCACCGAGGATGGAAAGTTTGAGTGTGCGGCTACCGGCCATTAGTCATACCTCTTTACAATCTCGGAGAATCCCGCTTCCCACTGTTTAATGATCTCAGGTTGCACACTTCTCAAAGTTGGATAAATCCACCAACCGCGAGAGCCGCGACCTTCACGACCTGACCACACAGGAAATTGCTTAAACTTATTAGATCCAAACTCAGCCCCTCCCCAAAGGTCTTTGGTAGTAGCTCCACCCGAAAACTTTTGTGATGCAAAGCCGTATGAGATCTCACCAATTTTAGATGACTTTGAAACCTTTGAGCCATCCGCAATGCGGGTTGCAACCTTTGGAATTGCTCGGGTTGAGCGCGCTGCGCTCTTTACTTTATCGGAAACAAAATCAGCGAGGTTTGATGATACCTTTTTGGCCTGATCTGTGGCCTCCTCATCCATAGCCTTGAAAGCTCTGACAATGGAGCGCAATTCAGCTTTGTCATAGCTGATTGCATTATTTTCCATTGGCTTGCTTCTCCTTTTGCTTTTCCAAAATCTCTAGGACTGTGAGGACATCCTCAGCTGTTTCAAAAGCCTCCGGTGGGAGCCCCGTTTTTAGCGAGAGCTCCCACAGGGTGCGGCTTAGGCTTCCGGCTGGGTAACTTTTGGGTTCGCATCACCGACTTCAACACCGGCAACAGTTTCAATCCACACATCAAAAGGCTTCACAGGCTTTCCTGCCGCTTCTCGCTTCATGGCGTGATAAGCAAGAAATGTGAGATCGGAAATGCCAATCTTTTCCTTAGCCTGAGAGATGATGTTTCCTGTGGACTTCTCCCATTTTACCCACTCAGGTGGAGCTGCCACATAGGTTGCAGATTCCCCTGAGTTATATTCAATTGTTATTGGTAGCTTCATTTCATTTCCTCCCGATTAGTTGTTGTTTAGCTGAATGTCTCTGATGGTACACCCACGACTGTAAACGATAGATCAACAGTCTGAGCATCCGGAGCTGTGCCGCCTACTGATGGAAACACAGGGAGCACATTGAACGCAAAAACCGCGCCTGATGCAGCTGTGAGTGATACAGCAAGGGTTGTATTTGGTGCGCTCTCGCAGGCTGTCCACAATGCTTCGCAAAGTGAGCCTGATGCGCCCCAGTCAGCAAGCATTGACACATCAAATGTCCACTGATCATCAATGTGCTTGTATGCCTTGCCATCTAGGGTTTGATAAGTCTCAATTGTTGGTGAGTTTGAGAGTGTTGCTGATGTCGCTTGTGCGTCATAGCTAGTGGTCGCAATCGTCAATGTGAGATCGCGACCAGTGATGATTGTCGTTGCCACTTTTGCTCCTTAGTTTGTTTGTGTGTAGTAGGTTGAAACATTGACATCAGCGCACAACATAGTTGAGGCACCAATCTCCAATGGTGTTGGCTTTTCTACACTTCCGACTTCATACCCTTGCGGAATTGCCGCAAGAATTCCAATGACCAGCTGCTCCAAATTGTCCAAGCTCGCTGGGTTGCTGTTGTATTGCACAATTGCTGTGACTGTAAAATTTACCTTTACCTTTGTAACCGCTCCAATGAGCTTTGGCTCCATGTAAGGTGATGATGGCACAATGACGATTGCCGGTGGGATTGGGCTTTCAGGCACTGAGTTGTAGCTAGTTGCTGCCAATGAGCTAAAAGCTGCTGCCAATGTGGATCGTGTACCCGCTAGGGTTGAGGCTGTCACTGTACAAAACCCTCAACATCAAGGTAAGGGTAAAGCAAGGTGCTGACACGATTGGTGAGGCTGCGCCCCATGCGATAAGGCGTTGAGGCAAAATCTACGCCTTCAATCTGTCCACCGGCTGCAATGCGAGATTGGAAAACCTCCACAGAGACGGCGAGGATTGCAGATTCAATTGCATCATTGCCTGCATAAATTTCAGCTGCTGAATATCCTGAAAGAGTTGCTGTGCCATTTGGCACAATGGCGCGCTTTGTCACATCTGCATTTGTGAGCGCTGCTGTAAAGTAAAAATGACCAGTCGCTACAACAGTGTGTGTGGCGCTGAAAGGTGATGGTAGGCCGGAGACAATGACGGATTGACCGGCTACAAAGTGATGTGGGCGCACTGTGTAAAAGTAAGCCACATTGTTTGTCAAAGAATATGCATCCACAGCTGATGTGTTAGCAACCACCATTGGGAGGATGACGGCCTCTGATGTGTTGATTATTTCATTAAGGTAGGCATCATTGTAGAGAGATGTGCTCACGCCCAGCACTGTGCGGAGCTGGGTTGCTGTGACAATGCTGGGCATGAGACATCCTTTCGTTCTGCTGGGCTAGATCGGGAGAACTAGCCCATGATTAGTGGTGGCGATTATGCCTTGTTGTTCTTAAATGCTCCGGCAGCAATCTTTGTTGCCAATGCACCAAATGAGTAAAGGCCAACTGTGACAGAGCCATCAGCTGTTGATTCTGCGCGTAGTGTGTACTGTGCAGGATCCTCATACCATGTGTATGCATCAGGATTTACCATGAGCATTGTTCCATCAACATCTGTTGATGTGAGTGATGGATCAACAAAGTAATCAAGGCCAGCAACATTGCCACGCAATGATGTTGGTGTTACAACGCCGCCTGCGTTCTGTGGCTGCTGTGCGTTGTAGATTGGGCGGCCTGAATCGTTCAGTGTCATGATGTTCTGCCACTGTCCTGTGCCTGAGATGAGGCGTGTAGCAAATGGATTTGGCAATCCTGCTGTTGCTCCATAGATAGATGCTGCACCGCGAGCTACAAAGCCAAGGAGCTCTGCTGCTGTTGGATAAGTTGTTGTTGTTGTTGAGTCAGCTGTTGCACCTGAAACAAGCGCTGCTGAAACATAGGCATTTTGTGCCTTAGCCATTGCAGCAACCATGTTGCGATAAAGCTCATCATAAAACGCAGGATTGCTGCGGGTAAGGAGCTCAACGCTAAATTTTTGCTGTGAGGCGAACTTCTTGACAGTTACAGAAAGGAAAGAGCTCTGCTGATCTGTCTCAGAAAATGCTGCATCCTCATCAGCTGCTGCTGCTGTTGGTGCTGTTGTAATCTTTGGGATTTCAAATGTGAGGCCTGAGCCTGGCAATGTTCCGCGAGAGATTGCATCAATTGATGGGCGAATCATTGTTGAAAGACCATTGATCACTGTTGTGAGCTGTGGTGTTGGATTAAATGCGCTGTTGTCTGTGGTGTTATCCGCAGCCATTACATAACGCTTTGCATCCTCATCACCGAGAGCTGCCTGAATCTTGTTTTCAAGATACTTTGCAGCTGTTACCTCAATGCGAGGCTTTGCTGTGAATCCACCAACAGCTGTTGCAGCTGCGGTGACTGACTGTGCGGCTTCTACCGCCGGTGCGGCTTCTGCCTGTGTGACGGTGTTGTCCACTTCGTCTCCTTCTGTTGTTGTTTCCTCTACATCAGGAATTGATGCAGAATCCTCATCCTCACTTGCTGCGACCTCTGACACGCGAGCGCTACGGATAGCCGGCTCAGATGTCAAGGCAACGCCTGTGAGCTCGCCCGCTAAAATGCGGACTGTTCCATCTTTGAGTGTTTCATATTCATTTATTGAAACTTCAACTGAAAAACCATCTCTCAAACCATCCGCAGCTTCAACGAGTGCATCAGTGCCTGCTGTTGTCTGAGAGATTTTAAATGTGGCATCAATGCCAGTGTCATTTGCTGAAATGTCAAGAGTTTTGCCAATACGGCGAGCGCGATCATGTTCAAGGTTTAAGAGCACAGGTGTTGGCTCAATTGAACCCTTTGCAAATTGTGTTTTGCCAATTGATGTGTTGCCTGTTTCATCAAATGTGACAATGCGGCCAGAGATTGTGCGCTCAACTGAATCAGCTGCTGTCACCTTCATCTGTGTGATGAGTTTTTTCATGAGAGTAGATCCTCCTCCTCGCGGATTTCATCAATTGACATTGCGCCAATTTCATAAAGTGTTTTGTAAGCTGCAATGCGTTCAGCTAGTGAACCGCGCAGGAAATCATCCAAATCAAAGCGCACAGTTTGGCCTGCTGGCACAAAATCCGCAAAGCTCATGCGCTGTTCAATAATTGAAAGATAATTTCTAAAAGCAAAATCAATGAGATCGCGGCGCTTATCAAGAGCGTTTGAATATGTAAATGTTGATTGCTGTGCATCCACAAAATATGCAGGTATTCCTGTGGCGCGGGCTAATTCAAGAGCCACATAATTGCGAGCCTCATTCATCTGCAATGACTTTGGATCATAGCCAAATGAATCTAGCTTTACATCAGCGTTTAAGAATAGAAAAGCCTTTTTTGTGCGAGACAATAGGGCTTGCTTTAACTTTCCAACACGATCTGCTGGCAATGATGTGCCAGTGGATGAGAGCACCATCTGTGGAGATGGGTTGATTGCAAAATCTAGTGCCGCAGCTTCAAGCGCTGCTGCTGCCTTAATGGTACGGCCTGCGCGAGAGAGTAAGCCCTCAGAGCATCCGGCAAATACAACAAGATTGTTGGCATCAACATATTTTCCATCAATCATGTAAGCGGTGATTTCAGTGCTCTGTGCATTTGTCTGAATGGTTACGCGCTCAGGTGCAATGCGCTCCATTGCGCGGATTCTGCCTGTGTCTGCATAGCGATCAGTTGCATAGGCATAAGCTGTTGGATGAAAAAAGAGATCTGAAACTATCCATGACCAAAACACGCTGCCAGCAATGCGTGGATCAGGTTGATTGATAACGCGTGGCTGTGGCTCAACTTTCATGCCTGTGCCTTCATTGCGTACATGCATTGGCAATGAGCCAATTGTTTGAATGATTGAAACAGCGCGGTTGATTGTTGGCACAGTCATTGCCTCAGCGCGTGTTGCTGTTGTCTCACTCAAATAAAATAGTGGAGCTTGTCCTGAATAATATGGCTGTAATGATGCATCAACCGTTTCAGGTTGTGCAGCTTCTACCTTACGAGGCACAAAGCTATCAAGAAAACCCATGCCTGTATTTTAGGGGAGCCGGTAGCGCTACATGATCATGATGTCAAGGTCTGTCGCTGGGCGTGTCGCAAAGTGTGTGACAAGGCTTGTTGCCACAGCCGCACAAACTACTGACCCGCTCGCCCGCCTGCCGATTACCCAACCACCATCACCCCTGCGCAGCTGCACAGCTGAAAGCATTTGTGTTGAAAGCTCAGGGTTTGGCCGGTAGTGGAGGCGGCCTGAGTTGATGGCACCCAGCATTTCATCACACGCCTGCGGATAAACTGAATCCATGTCGTAGGTTGGAATCCCAGCCGGTGCAAGGCGAGCTGCGACAGCGCCGGCTGTGCGCCTTGAATACAGCACATAGTCTGTTGAGTATTTGCGAGCATAAAAGGCAAGGTCATTGGCAATGGCTTTGTCATCAAGCTGCAAAGGGTTGTCCCATGTGTGCAAGAGCTTGACACCAAATGTGCCATCCTCATTAAGCTGCTGGGCTCCTACCAAAGCGGCAAATTTACGATCCGGTGACAGGTCAATGCCAAGCCATGTGGATTTATCCTCAACTAAATCAAAGTTTTCATCCGCACAGGCTGCCCATTTCTGAGCATCCACACATGAGCTGATGGCCTGAACCCAGC